TGTGGTGAGCCATCGCCATCTCGGGCGTCATCTGCTCAGGGTCCAACGGCTGCTGCATCGGCTGTGACGCGCCAGGCGGGTTGTCGGGAGCCACATGCGGCTGCCCGTAGGGTGGTGCGCTGAACTCGCCATGCACCGAATGCACGTTGGCCGCCGCGTTCACTTTGCGCTCCTGCGCCAGCGCCATGTCGGCCTGTGCCTTTGCCTGTTTGCCCTGGATGTCCGCTTGCGCGTGCTGCGTTGCGAGTTGCCCCGCTTGCTGTTGGGCCTGCTGCTGCTGTTGCTGATGCTCCTTCATGCGCTCGAGGATTTGGTCCTTGTCGCGCAGCCCCGAGGCAGCGATCAGAACATCACCGGGGATCAACCCCGGCTGAACGCTGGCGAGCTGCACGAGGCTCTGGAACTCCTCGGCCTGCAGGCTCGGGATGTCGATACCCTCTTCTATAGTTATATCTACGTCGAGGTCGCTGATGTCGTTCTCGATGCCGATGACCTGCTGCAAGCGTGGATCACCGGGTTGCAACTGCATCTGCTGCATCACCATGGCGCGGTGCTGTTCCGGCATGTCGGCGAGCTTGTCCATTAGCCGCACCGGGCGATTGATCCCGACCCAGCGCGTTTCGTTCAGGTCGTCGGTGACGCGCACCCACTTGCCGCCGGTCCAATACTCGCGCGCCGCCATCCAACAGGTCTCGTATACGCGGCGTGACCAGAACCGCAGCGCGTCGGCTAATGGCTCATTTTGAGCGGCGCCCCCGGCCTGCATCGCCAACACAGCACGCCCTGACAGCTCGCGCGGATCGGTGCCTGACATCGCTGCATTCGGGCCGCTGAGCTGCATCTCGGCGGTGGCGTGCTGCAGCAATTGGAACTGGCCGGCAGCGAGGTCCGCGGTCTGCTCGATCTCGAACTTGAGGCCAGGCATCACCTCGATGTAGCCGTCAGGCTTAGCGACCTCGCGCCGCGCCTTATCGACGTCCGGCACCGCGCCCTGCTCTGCGATGACCTGGCGCACGCTCAGCAGATGCAGCGCCTTGCTGCGCCGTTTGTTGATCTCGTCCTGCAGGCTGATGAGCCCACGTACCATCCCATACCGCTGGTTCTCGCGATTGATGTAGCTGGATTGCAGCAGCAGCCCGGACGCCGACTTGCCCTTACGGTCCTTGAACTTGGAGCGCTGCGGTGCGGCCAGCAGCCCGCTCTTGGTGTAGGTCGCGCGCCACCAGGTCCCACGCTCGGACCAGTCGCACTGCACCAGCCGAATGCGCGTGCGGTTGTTGTCGGTCCAGAACGCCGTTTCCGGCCGGTCGTTGTACTGGTAGTCGGCGCTACTGAAGCTGCTCTCGATTACGTCTTGCACATCCTCGCCGGGATACATCTCCTCAAGCGCATCGCGGTCGGTCCAGATCACCATGCCCTTGTAGCGCGCGTCGCTGAAATCGTAGCTACGGCTGTGGGGATCGTACCAGATGCGATCCCACGGGATGGTCGTGATGGTGATGTTGCACGAGCCTTGCCCATCGTCCTCGAGGCCCAGATCAGCGCCGCCAGCGCCCTCGATGAGCATGTTGGAGAACACCTCGCTGCGAACGATGGAGAAGTCGTTGTCGTCCGCGATGTAGCGCAGTGCCTGGGTGGCGGCGTCGGCACGATCTTCCTCGGCTGGCGTGCGCGCGAATGCCTTGGGATCGGTGCGCGCCTTGCGTTCCATGCCGCACAACAGTTGCACTTTATCCGCGACCTTGTTGATGACGATGGCGGGCTGGCCGCGCTCCTTCAGCAGCTTCAGCTCGTCGCGCGTCCACTGGGAGCCGTCGAAGTACTCGCGATCGCGCTGCGCCAGGTCGATCTCGTCTTGGCGTGCCAGCTCGCTCTCCTCGAACCAACGGATCAGGCGGGCGTGGAGGTCGTCCAGATCCCTGGGATAGGCGTCAGGATCGCCGCCCGTCAGGTCACGGATCGCCGGCGGCGTGTCGGGGCCGCGGTCGCCGGTATGGACGTGGAGATGGATTGCGGTATCGCTCATGGACCACGGGAGGGTGAGAGCATGGAAGACGCCGTAACGATATCGATCAGGATCGATCAGTCGCCGTTCGCCTCAAGCGGCGAACCGATGATGCTGCGCTACCAGATCGGGCGTGAGCAGGCGCTGGATCTGCACATCGGCCGCGCACCACCGGCCTTCGATCTGGCAGCGATGAGCGACTGGAACATGCGCCGCGAGCGAGCCGAGAGCCTGGCGCGGCACATTGCGGCTGACCTGGCGCACAAGTTGTTGCAGGCGTTCGAGCCACGGCGCTGATATTTGCTGGTGTGCGGTATCGCTCACTGGCTCGGCTGCTGTTGCTGGGTTGCGGCGGCTGGCGCTTGCCTTGTGCGCGTAAAACGCCCGTCGCTTGAGGCTGTGGTGCAGATTGTCCATATGGCTGATTTCGTTGGCCTGATGAGGCCGGTATGAACGCAATTAGCGTTTTAAATTCGCAGTCGCGCCTATTCTCGGCCACCCGAGCCTGGGCGCGCTATGGTTGCGTCTGTGCAACTAGAGGTTATAGTCCGATAATCTGGGTTTGCGGACAGTTCACTCGGTCTCGTAGACCCTCATGGCTTTGATTTCGGCATAGACCACGCGCATCTCATCCTGCGTCGGGTGTGCCGGATCGCGGCAGTAGTTGGCCATGAGTGCGCCGATCACCAGTTCCATTGCTGCGGCGCGGCCTTCGTGGTCGGGTGCCTCACTCGTCATGCCGCGGCACCAGGCGGCCGGTGACGCGCCCCAACTCCTCGGCCACGCGCACCTCGGCGTAGTCGCGGAACCAGCGGACGGTGAACGAATGCACCCAGTCCGATGCCGGTTTCTGCTGCCGCTCGGTCTCAGGGCGCTCTTGCTCCTCCCGTGAGTAGGCTTGCCAGAACGCCTCGGCCCACTTCTGCGCGTCGGTGCCGGCGTGGCGCTGGAACTCGGCGCCGCTTAGCGTGGTGGTGTCGGGCTTGTCGTCCGTCATGCGTCCCTCACTGGCAGCAGGTATCGCAGCGACTGCTGGGCGCTCTGCACGTCTCCCCCGGCCGCGTCCAGCACGCCGGCCAGTGAGGAGCCGCGCGCCGTGCGTGGGTAGTCGGCACAGAACCGGCGCCACGCCTGCGGCATCTCATCGAACGCCGCCATCGACGCCCTGGCTCGTAAGACCTGTGCCCAGTCCGCCTTGGTCAGCCGCACGCGGAGCGGCTTTGCGGGAGCGACGGTTGCGCGACGACGACGCCTCCGCATTCCACCATTCCTCCACCATTGCGCGCAGTCGCGCCACATCACCGCGACCAATGGCTAAACTGCGATAATCTGCGCCGCACTCGCATTTGAGGCTGCGACAGAACACATCAGGGCTCTCCCTTGGCACAGACACAGGCCAACGGCGGCGAGTCCAGCACTTATGGCAGGAAATAAGCACGACCCTATCATCGTCGCTCATGCCACGCGCCACGACTCAACTGTGCTGTGCGATGCGCGGGCGAAGGCGCGGTCCCACGAGTCCTCTGGCGGCTTCGGCGGCTTCTCCGGCTGCATCTGGCGCCAGGCGAGGCCGAGATAGCGGAAGGCGTCGGCGCCATGCGAGGCCCAGTCATGTCGAGGTCGGTCGGTGAATGCCTTGCGCTTGTCGTCGTAGTCCGCGCGGTAGGCACGCAGCGCCTCGAGGCCGTCATGACACTTGTATACATCGAACCAGCACGAGGCGATACTGATGCGCGCGGCGTTAATGCCATCCATGAGGTTCTGCTGTGCGAGCACACGCGGGATGCGGTTGGTGAGGCTGTGCAACGTCTCCCAGAGCGAGCGTCCGGTGCCGAGCTGCCGGGCCTGGGCGTCGTGCGGCAGATAGTCGGTGCCGTAGGTGTAGCCGCGCGAGGTGAGCACTGCTGCGTAGTGCGGCAGGCCGAAGCCGGATGCTTCGTAGTAGTCGATCACACGCACCTCGGCACGGCTGACCTGAAAGAACCAAATGGCGGTGCTGTCTCCAACGCCGAGATCCCAGGCGGTGTGAACTGGCAGCAGCGGATCGTATGGCACGTCGGTGATGCGGCCGGCGTTCTGCGCCTCGTCCAGCTCCTTGGCGAAGTAAGCGCCGAGCACGGCGGCGTCGAATGAACAGAGTAGTTCCTGAGCATACTGCTCTGGCGTGAGCATCTGACGCATGTCGTCAAGTTCGTGCTGCGGCAGGATGCGGGTTTCATCGGCACGCAGCACGAGCGAGAACCAAGCCGGATCGGTGCGCGCGTTCTCGTGGATCTTATAGAAGTCGTTGCGCCCTTTCGGGGTGCCGATAAACACACACCAACCCTGACGATCAGCAAGTGATGGACGCAGCACTTCGGGCCATGCGCGAGGATCGATGTCGGCGTATTCGTCGATCACCATACCATCGGCGTAGGTGCCACGAAGCCGGTCGAAGTTATCAGCGCCGTATAGACGAACGCGGCTACCGTTGGGAAAGATCACCATCAGGTCGCTCTCGCGCTGCTCAACACCTGGGATGTCGTTGGTGAAGCGCTTTAGATACGACCAGGCAGTGTCCTTCGATTGTGTATACGTAGGGCTGACGTATGAAAAGCGCCCGTCGGGTTTCTTGCAGCGCAGAGCTGCATCGATAAGATCCATGACACATGCGACGGTCTTACCGGCACGACGATGAGCGACGATGCAGGACCAGCGTTGTTTGCGCGCATGGAACGCGGCGAACTGCGGTCGCGCGACGTAGCCTAGATTAATCTTTGATGCTGGTTTCGCTGGCATCGGATGGATCGTTGCTGTTGGAACTATCGTCGTCGCGATCGACGCCGGTGATGACGAACACCGGGCCGCCGCCTTCGCCGGTGATTTGCATGGGCAGGACTTTGCCGATGAGGGTGAGGAATGCGCCGGGGTTCAGCTCGGCTTGGCGCTGCAGGTAATCCTGGCCGCCAGCGCCAGCGAGGGCGCCGAGGATCATGGCCTTGAGATCGGTGTTGACCTTGTTGGGGGTGCCTTTCTGGCGTCCACCGCGTCGTTCGCCGGGAGCTGAGCCACGAATGCCTGACATTGCTAGCCGCTGACTAGTTTAGCGATCATTCCCGCGCCACGAGACTGCTGACATCGACCGAGACCTGTCGGAGTTCGCCGAACAGCAGCATGGCGATGATGGCCTTTCCGCGCTCGACTGAGATGACGACGGCTGGGTGGCCGGTGAACGCCCCCGCGGCGGGGCTGCAAGGGGTGCCTGGCGCCGCCCAGCAATTTTCTGGTGGTTGGGTAGCGGCAAGAGCCTGAGCCGCTCTGACGGCCTCCACGTCGCCCGCGCGGGCATACTGTATCCGATTGCCGTTTGTCAGCACGCAATGAACGCCGGGTGTCTCGCGAATGGGGCGCCAGAGGTCGGGGTTGTCGTGCTGGACGAACAGGTAGCGGCTAAACAGCGGGACGACGACGAGGCGCTTGAGGGTCGGCAGGACGCGATCGCGGCGCTGAACGGTGCAGAGCGGCAGGAAGGTGCGATAACCGTTGCGCTGCAGGTTTGAGTTCGCCCAGTGCTCGGCCTGGGGATGGGTTTGGACGACGGCCCATCGAGGTGCGCCACTGCCGTAGCACCGGAGGTCGTTCCGGCTGTCGGGCGTAGCTACGCACTCGTTCACGGTGGCGTCAAGCGCCATCGTCAATCCAGGGACTCGCGGACGGTGGCGAGGACGTGGTCGGTCCACTCGGCGGCGAGCGGGATGCGGTCCTCGGGGGCCCAGCAGCGGAGCGCGTTGCAGGCCAGAAATCCTGCCAGCGTCAGCACGTCGTGGGGGTGTTGGTCGTAGAGGCGGCGGCCGAGGGTGGCCATCATGTCCGCGAGCTCGTGCTGGGTGAGGGGCTGGGGCGTCATTCCGGCTTGCCTCGCTTGACCTCGGTGTGGATCTCGGTGGCGGCCGCGCGGAGTGCAGCGCGTTCGGGTGGTTCGGTTG